GGTTGATTGCCGCCATCATCGAAGAGCGCCGCAAGATGGCGTTGGCTGCTTGAGATGGCGATACCCTCACGGGTGCTGGGCGCAGGCGTAGACAGCCTCAAGACCGTCTCCATCTGCGGCGACGGCACCAGCACAGCGACCGCTGCCGGAACCTCGGCAGGCAATGCGCTGCAATTGACTTATGTTTACACCAATGTAAACAGCGCGGCGGTTGGCACGGGCGTAAAACTGCCGCAGACGGAGGCGGGTGCAACCGTCATCGTCAAGAACAGCACCGCTAACCCCATCACGGTGTACCCGTATGACGCGGGTAGCAGCATCAACAATGCAGGCTTTGGCACAATTAACCCTGACTGCTCGGCTATATTCTTTGCCGTCAGCAACACGCTCTGGGAAGAGTTGCAGGGTTTCGGGCGGTCGGTTCCTATCCTGCACTACGGTTCGTTTTCGGACACCACCACGCAGGTTGCTGCGTCGATTGATGTTGCCTACGGCATGGTGTTTAACACCACCGACAGCAGCAACGGCGTGTCTATCGGTTCGCCTACCTCGCGGCTCGTTGCAGACTTCCAAGGTGTCTACAATGTGCAATTCTCGGCGCAATTGGACAAGACCTCTGGCGGCGTTGGAAACATCTACATTTGGCTTCGAAAGAACGGAACCAATGTTCCAAATACCTCGACCACAGTAGCCATTCAAGGAAGCGCCGCCAGAACGGTTGCGGCGTGGAACTTTATTACCCAGTTAGAACCCACCGAATATGTAGAATTGATGTGGGCAACGGACGATACCAGCGTTAGAATCCTCGCAGCCAGCGCCACAAGTGTCTGGCCTGCAATTCCTTCGGTCATTGCGACCTTAACACAGGTCAACAACCTGTGATTTCTTCCCTCACCTCCCCACAGGAGTAAACGACGATGCCTCTAGATAGCGACATTTTCAACGCGGACGAGCAACTCCAAGTCGAGTTCTACATCGCAAAGGATGTAGACCCGAAGTGGGACGGCAAGCCGTTTGTGCGTATCAACATTCCCGGCGACAAGACAACCATCATCGAACAGCCGATGAATGAAGACCACAAGAAGCGGTTCCCGCGTCAGTATCTCTATTTCCAGATGAAGCAAAACGAGCAGGATGCCCCCGCAATCGGCACCTCGCTTGATGTCTGGTTTACCGATGGCAACGGCGACATTACCCGTGGACACATTGAGGAACTTCGCATCTTGAAGTTCCAGACCGTAGAGCAGATTGCTAACGCATCCGATTCGCAGTTGCAGCGCATTGGCATGGGTGGCCCCGGTTTGCGTGAGAAGGCAAAGGCGTTTCTTGCAAAGCGGAATCGCTCGGAAACCGAAAACCAATTGGACGACACCAAAAAACAACTGGCAGAACTTCAGGCGCAGATGGCAGCGTTGATGACGCGCAAGGCTGGTCGCCCGAAGAAGGAACCCGTTGCGGAGAGTTAACGAATGAGCACCACAACCATGTTGGCGTTGGTTCAGCAGGTCACCGCTGAACTAGGTTTACCGATACCGTCTACGGTGGCGGGTAACCCCAATCAGGATGTGGTGCAGATTCTTGCCCTGATGAACGCCTCGGGGTACGAGTTGATGCGGCGTGCTGACTGGCGCGAACTGACCAAGCAGCACACCTTCTACACCGAGGCCATTAGCACCACGGGTACATGGACGACCTCGGCGTATACCATTACCGGCATCCCCGATACCTCGCTCATCGACTCGACCTATCAGGTGCAGGGCGTTGGCATCCCCAATGCCACCTATGTGACGGGCGTGCTGTCTCCCTCGGCTGTCTCCATCAACTACGAGCCGACAGAGGCGCAGGTTAACGGCGGTCTGGTGTTCCAGAAGGTCAAGTACGGCCTGCCCTCGGACTACTACAGCAGCGTCAACCGCACGCATTGGGATAAGAGCAAGCGTTGGGAGATGCTTGGCCCAGAGTCGCCGCAACAATGGGAGTGGCTGCTCTCGGGCTACATCTCGACCGGCCCCCGCATCCGTTACCGCCTGCTCGGCAAATACTTCCAGATTTGGCCCGGAATGAACGCTGGCGAGTTGCTCGGCTTCGAGTACCGTAGCAACGCATGGGCAGAAAGCGTTGCGGGTGCTGCCAAGACTTCGATGACGGCAGACAACGACACCTGCATCTATCCCGACCGTGTGATGGTGCTGTCTACCAAACTCAAATATTTCGAGGCAAAGGGCTTCGATACGACCGCCATCTTCCGCGACTACCTTGCTGAACTTGAGACGGCTGTCGCACAGGATACGGGTGCTGCCAACCTCTCGTTTGCCCCGCGTCCCGGCACGGTGCTTATCGGCTACGACAACATCCCTGACAGCGGCTACGGGTACGAGAACTGATGGCTGTTTCTCGTCGCCTCGTCCAACGCTCTGCGGCAAATGTCGCAAGCCTGCCGTCGCCCGTGGGCGGTTGGAACGCTCGGGATTCTCTCGCCAACATGGCACCCACGGATGCCGTGCAGTTGGACAATTACTTCCCCGGCGTATCCAATGTTATCCTGCGCGGCGGCTATGTGAAGCACGCCACGGGGTTTCCCGACGATGTAGAAACCCTGATGACCTACAGCGGCGGCACCTCTGACCAGTTGTGGGCGGTGTCAGATGGCAAGTTCTACAACGCTACATCTGCGGGTGCTATCGGCGCTGCGGCGGTCAGCGGACTGACCAACTCCAAGTGGGAATACACCAATGTCACGACCGCAGGCGGCAACTATCTGTATGCCGCTAACGGTGTCAACACGCCGTATCTTTACAACGGCACCACATGGACAAGCATCACGGGTTCATCCTCGCCTGCCATTACGGGCGTTACGACCACTACGCTTAACTCTCCGACGCTCTTCAAGAACCGTGTGTGGTTCATCCAGAAGGACACGCTGAAGGCGTGGTACCTGCCAACCTCTAGCGTTGGCGGCGCGGCACAGGTTCTCGACCTGTCATCCATTGCGCGTCTGGGCGGCGTGTTGGTGTCGATGGCCTCGTGGACAATTGACGCTGGTTACGGCGTGGATGATAACCTTGTATTTGTCACCGACAAGGGCGAGGTCATTGTCTACCGTGGCACCGACCCTTCATCTGCGTCCACATGGGCGCTGATTGGCGTGTGGATTATAGGTGCGCCTATCGGCACCCGCTCCCTGATGAAGTACGGCGGTGACCTTTTGGTGCTGACGCTTGACGGGCTGATTCCGATGGCCTCGGCGCTTCAGTCCTCGCGGCTCGACCCCAACATCGCGCTATCGGACAAGATACAGGGTGCGTTTGCGGCGGCTGCTGCGGCGTATAGGGACAATTTCGGGTGGTGTATGTTGTACAACCCGAAGAACAACGCGCTAATCGTCAATGTCCCGGTGCGTGAAGGCGCACAAGAGCAGTTTGTAATGAACAACATCACGAAGGCGTGGTGCAGGTTTACAAACTGGAATGCTTTTCACTTTGGGCTTCTTGACGATACGCCGTACTTTGGTGCGGCAACCTTTGTGGCAAAGGCTTGGACAACGGGCAGCACCGGCTACATCGATGACACAAGCAACATAAACGGCAAGATTCTTCAAGCCTTTAACTACTTTGAGACTCGTGGCGTACAGAAGATTTTCACACGCGCACGGCCTAGCATTTTCAGCAACGGCACCCCGTCTGTTAGGGTCGGCATCAATGTCGATTTCAACATTTCAGACAATGTTGCCCCGATATCGTTTTCTACTCCGTTGACTGCCCTTTGGGACAGCGCGTTGTGGAACACGGCTGTGTGGGGTTCTGACCTTGAGATTCAGAACAACTGGCAGGGCGTTACCGGCGTTGGCTACTGCGGGTCAGTACAGTTTCAAAGCAGCAGCAACAAGTTAGCGATTCAATGGGCCTCAACTGATGTGGTGTATCAACTCGGATGGGCTGGCATATAACAAGCGGCCCCGAGGTGGGCGAATGGGTCTGTGGGCATACGGGCGGCGGGTATTACGCTGAACGCTCTAACGCCATCGGATTGCGTAAGGGAGAGAACATTGTCGGCGGCGTGGTTTACGAGAACTGGAACGGGCGCAGCGTGGTTTGCCACATCGCCATTTCTGACCGCTTAACCCCCGCTTACATTGCAGCCATGTTTGACTATCCTTTCAATGTCTGCGGGGTTGACAAAATCATCGCCCCCGTGGGCAGTAAAAACGCGAAAGCCATCAGGCTTGTGCGTAAAATGGGTTTCACCGAGGAAGCGCGAATAAAGAACGCCGACACCGACGGTGATATTATTTTCCTAACCATGACACGCGATGCGTGCCGTTTTTTGGGACACCGTTATGGGCAAAAAATCACCGAAGCCGCCTCCGGCACCTGATTACGCAGGCGCAGCGCAACAGCAGGGCATCGCCAACCTAGAGGCGGCGCGTCTTACTGCGCGTCTTTCTAACCCTAATGTCATTACCCCGCTTGGTGGTCAGCGCGTGACCTACGGGCGACCGCAATTTAACCGCGCTGCGTATGACGCGGCGATGGCTAACTATCGTGCGCGTAACCCGCAGGCACCGGCTACCGGCGCACCGCAGGGCGCACCCTCAACCGTTGGCGTTGGTGGCGGCGCTGCCATGCCCACAACGGGCGGCGGTGGCGTGCAGATGGGCGGTGCCGGTATGTATGGCGGCGGCGTTGACCTTGGCGTTACGCCCGAACCTACGGCATCAAAGGCCGACGGTATGCCTGCTGCGCGGCGCGAGGCTCTGGGAATGGGCGATGACTTCGCATACACGCAGGGCGGTCGAGCCGACTTCACCACGCTCCCTACCGGAGCGCAGGTTCCGACTGCCATGCTTATCGGCGGCGGTCGCTTTGATGCGTCCGGCATGGGGCCGGGACAGACGCAACGGTTTAATCAGGGCTACGGCGGCGGGGAGTACATGGGCGATGTAATGCCCACCCGCGAGATGTTCACCGAGATGGTGGACTTGGACACCCCGACGATTGAGCAGTACCTGACCCCCGAGGCACAGGCGACCCTAGAGGCGCAGCAGCGGGTGGAGCGTGCGTTGTCCGGCCTTGGCGAACAGGCCATCGGGCGCGTGCAAAATGTCTACGGCACGGATTTCACCCCGCAGGGGCTTCCGGCGCAACAATTCAACTTTGGCGGTTATGGCAACCTGCCGACCCTTCCCGAGTTGCAGGGTCGCGCACGCTCTGATGTGTCGGCGCTCCCGGTTAACTTTGGCCCTACCGCCGGTCAGTACGGCATGGCTGGAGGTGGCCCCGCTAGCGTGCAATTCGGCGGTCTGGACACTTCCGGCCTTGCCCCCGTGCAAACGGGCGTGGGTCAGTTTGGCACCGCGCAAGGTGGGCCTGCTGGCATTGGCGCATCGGCGTTTGACGCTTCTGGGTTGGGCATGGCAGCAGGTGGGCCAAGCGGAGGCGCGTTTGGTGCGGCGCAGGGCGGCGTGGGCGCTCCGTCGCTTCGAGGCCAATATGACCTGACAGGCGTGGGCGATGTTGCCCGAGCGCCGGGGGCTGCTGCGATGGCGCAGGGCGGGCCTATGGCTCCGGGGCTGCAAGGGCAGTTGGATACCTCGCAACTTGCCGCGATGCCGGTAAACGCTGGCATGACGGCGCAACAGGCCATTATGTCGCGCCTCGACCCGCAGTTGCAGCGCCAACGGTCGCAACTTGAGACACAGTTGGCAAATCAGGGCTTGGTGCGTGGCGGCGAGGCGTATGGCGCTGCCATCACCGAGCAACAACAGCAAGAAAACGACCTGCGAACACAGGCCGCGCTACAGGGCATTAGCCTTGATATGGCGGCACGCCAGCAGGGGTTAGGTGAGGCACAGACCCTTGGCGGCTTTGCCAACCAAGCGGCTCTGGCGGGGTTTGGCGCGGGTCAACAGGCTACCGCAGCGCAAAACGCAGCAGCGCAGCAAAATTTCCAGAACGAATTGGCTAGGCAGGCTGCTGCAAACCAAGCGCAACAGCAAGCGTTTGGGCAACGGGCGCAGGCCGGTCAGTTTGGCAACGAAGCGCAGTTGGCGGCATTCCAAGCGGCGATGCAGAATCAGGCTGCGGGTAATCAGGCCATCGGGCAAAACTTCGGTCAGGCGCAAGCCGCGCAAGCGATGGCAAATCAAGCGCAGCAGCAGAACTTCCAGCAGCGCATGGCGGCGGGTGAGTTTGGGCGGCAGGGTCAGTTGATGGCTTTTGAAACTGGGCAGCAGGCGCAGCAAGCGCAAAATGCTGCAATCGCCCAAAACGCTCAATTGGCGCTCCAATCGGGTCAGTTTGCCAACCAAGCGCAGGCGCAGCAGTTCGCGCAGCGGCTTGCGGCGGGTGAGTTTGGTCGAGACGCGCAGATGGCTTCATTCCAGACGGGACAGGCGGCGCAGGAAGCCGTTAACCGTGCCATCGCGCAGAACTTCCAACAGGGCTTGGGCGCGGCGGGTGCGTACAACGCTGCTGCCGGTCAGCAGTTTGGGCAGGAGATGGACATTGCTGGGCTGTATAACGCCTCGCTTGCCCAAAACCAACAGGCGGCATTGCAGCAAGCACAGGCTCAAGCGGCGCTCCAAGCACAGGGCTTCAACCAAGCGCAGGCGGCGGCAAACTTCCAGAACGCCCAGCGTCAAGCAGCGTTGCAAGAACAGTTGGCGCTTCGGGCGCTCCCGCTTAACGAGGTCGCAGCCATCATGGGCGGCGCACAGGTGCAGATGCCGCAATTCCAGTCCTACCAAGGCGCGGAAGTTGGTGCGGCTCCCATCTTCGGAGCGCAACAAGCGGCTGGTAACTTCGCGCAACAGAACTACGCCAACCAAACTGCGGCATACAACGCCAAGATGGGTCTTTATGGACAGTTGGGCGGGGCTGTTGGCAGTTACTTTGGGGGAAGATAAATGAGAACTCCTTACCAAACCTTTAACGCTCCCCCCATGATGAACGGCGGTCGCGGTCAGCGCATGGCGCGTATGCTCCAGATGCAGGGCCAGAGCCAGCAGGTGAGCAACAACGCAGGGGCGCAGAGTGATATGCAGTATTCGCCACCGCAAAACGCTGCGGACATCAACCGTGCGCCGCGTCAGTTCCTGCGGCAGTATCCGAAGATGCCGAAGTCGCCGGGGATGACCAACCCGCAGGGTGGCCCCGACCGTGGAGGATTTGAATATGGCGGTTAAAACAGTCTCATCCTTTATGCTCCCAGACGAGTACCAGCGGCAAGCCTCCGAGGCACGCCGTCGTCGCCGTATGGCAGAGATGTTGGCGCAGCAGGCGTACCAGCCGGGGGACATCCAGAACGCCCCCATTCCTCGCGGAGCGCCTTTGGTGCAGGGTCTGCAAGCGTTCCTGACCGCCCGTGCAGCACGCAAGGCAGATGAGGCTGAAGAAGGCGCAATGAAGGCGCAAACCCGTGAGGCACGGGATTTCCTTCGTGCGTTAACCGAGCCTGCCAAAACGATGACGATTGGCGAAGCCGCAATGCAAGACATTGCACAAGCAGGAACGCCGGAACTGGTAGACGGTCGGTTGGAATACCGCAAGACCGCTATGCCTGCCCCGACTCCAGAAATGGTTCCGCAAGCAGGCCCACAAGTGCGCTTGGGGCGCAGACCGGAAGACGACCAAGTGTATATGCCAACCGCAACGGGTCGAGAAACTGACCCGCAACGCATGGCTGCAATGCTTGCCAATCCTCAATACAAGGCTGAATTTACGCCAGAACAAAAGCGTGCGCTTGCCCTTGAGGGAATGCTGACTAGCCAAAACCCAATGTTGCAAAATGTTGCTGGCGCTATTTACCCAACGTTGCAACCTGAAAAAGCAAAACTGCAACTTGGAAACATTAATCCAACCGACTTTACGCCTGCAAGCATTGCAGCCGCAATGAAGTCTGGCAATGTGGGTGACTTGGTATCTATTGCAAAACCTGCAGACAGAATAGGAAAACCTTCGCCGGGTGATTTTACTACGGAAAGTCTTGCGGAATTTAACCGAACTGGCGATTACAACAAACTTAAGCGGGTGCCAAAAGAAAAGTCTGCTGGCGGTGGTGGCAGAGGGCAACAAGGCCCGGCGTTTGTTTTGGCAAACGGCAAAGTTGTGCAATCTATATTTGACCCGTTATCAGGTCAGTATATGTATCAATCGGATACTGGGCGTGTTCCCATTCCTGCTGATGCAAAACCGACAACTGCAAGCGCGGCAAGTGGATTGTCTGAAAAACAATACATTACTTACCGACAAGAAGCGTTTGACCATCAACAAGGCTTGAAAAGACTTAATTCATTTTTTGAAAAAATTGGCGACACTAATGTTGGTATTCAAAGATGGGCTGATGCTGTTGCTGCAAAAGCCAAAAGTCTTCTTGGAAATTCTCTTTCTCGAGAACAACTTGCTTTGGAATTGGCAAAGGGAGAACAACAAGGGTTGTTGGGTTTGTTTAGAGTAGACATTGTTGGCCCCGGTGTTCTTACAGAATACGATGCGGGGCGCGTCATTGAGGCTTTGGGCGGCGATTTGAATGCGTTGCAAAACAAAGAAAAAGTTTTTGCTCTTCTTCAGCAGTTGTATCAAGACAAAATGGATAGGTTTGAGTTCTTGAATCAAGAACTTGGGCGTAGCGACCTTGTGAGAGGTGGCAAGCCGATGACTGCGGAAGGGCTGCCTTCAACTCTTGGAAGCCCAAATAAAGTTGAAGAGGTTGACTACTAATGCCGTACACAATTCGCACAAAAGATGGCATTGAAATTCCCAATGTTCCAGACAATGTTGACAAGAATTCACCACAAGCCAGAGCGTTAGTACAGGCTGAACGTGCAAAGAGAGCGTCTCCTAAAGAATCTGGCTTTGCTCGTGGGCTTGGCCTTGTCGGTCGCGCACTTGCTCCATATGCCGCCGCTGCTGGTACTGGCGCTGCCGTAGGTGCGCCTTTTGCCGGAGTTGGTGCAATTCCCGGTGCAGCCGCAGGCGTAACGGCTTACGGGTTGTCAGAACTTGCAGATGCCTTGCTGATGGGCGGCAAAGGTCGCCAAGCAGTAGAGCGTGGATTGACGGCTATTGGTTTACCGGAACCGCAAACGGCTGCTGAACGGGTTGGATACGAGGCAACCCGCGCAATGACAGGCGCGTCAGGTATTCCGCGAACCGCGCAAACCATTGCAACCAATATCGCTGCTCGTCGCGGGTCAACTCAAGGACAACGCATTGCGTCATTGATGGCGCAAAACCCTAGCGGGCAGGTTTTGGGCGCGGGTACTGGCGCGGCAACCGCCCAGACTGCAACAGAGATGGGAGCGCCTGCGCCTCTTGCGATGGCAGCAGGAATTGCTGGTGGCGCGTTGCCATACGGACGCGTTGCTACCCCACGCCAAACGGTTGCAGAAAAAGAGTTTGCGGCGGCACGCCCAGAAGGGTATGTCGTTCCTCCTGCTTCGGTTCGTCCGACCGTTGGCAATATCGCTCTTGAAAGCGTCAGCGGCAAAGCAGCGTTGCAACAGATTGCTTCCGGCAAAAACCAAGAGGTTACCAATCGCCTTGCTGCCGAAGCCGTTGGTTTGCCTGCTGGTGAACAAATTACCAAAACCGCATTAGAGCGAGTTCGTAAAGAATCTGGAAAAGTTTACGAAAAACTTAAATCATTTGGTGCTTTTTCTGCGGACAATGATTTTTATTCTGACATCGCCGCAATAAATGCGGAACCGCAAAAATTGTTACGCGCTTTTCCAAATTTGCCTTTGGCTGGTGCAAAAGAAATTAACAGACTTGTTAATGCTATAAACCAACCAAATTTTGATTCTGAAACCGCAGTTACTTTGATAAGCAATTTGCGCAAACAAGCAACAGAGCATTTTTCTGGTGCGCCAACTGCGAAAGAACAAGCGTTGGGAGCGGCTAAACGCAAAGCAGCAGATGCAATGGAGGCGTTAATTAGTCGCCGTCTCGCGCAGTCTGGCGATACGCAGTTAATAAACGAATTTAATGATGCGCGAACAAGAATTGCTAAAACTTACAGCATTGAAAACGCACTTGAGTTGTCTGGCAATGTTAACGCTAAAAAACTTGCAGCACAGTTGAAAGCAGACAAGCCCTTGACTGGAGGCTTGCGGACTGCTGCTCAATTTGCTGGCAATTTTCCTAAAGCAAGTGTTACGCCAGAAACTTATGGAAGCCCCGGCGTAAGCGCACTTGATGCGGCGATGGCAGCGGGTGGAACATCAATGCTTCCGATTGTTGGCGCTCCCGGCATATTGGCTGCGGGATTGCCGCTTGCTCGGCCAGTAACTCGCTCGGTTGCATTAAGTCGTATGCTTCAAAACAGGCTTGAACGCCCCCCGAGCATTCGCCGTCGTGGCATGACGGGCGCAACATATGGCGCGTTGACCGCGCCTAATAGTCAAGAACAGGAGTAATCACAGATGTCTTTCAATGGCTCGGGTACATTCCTTATCAACACGGCAGGCCAGCCTGTAGTCGCTGGCACCGTCATCTCGTCCACGGCGTTTAACGCCCTGACGGCTGACCTTGCCACCGGCCTCTCGACCGTCATCACGAAGGACGGGCAGACGACGGTTACGGCTAACATCCCGATGTCCACCTACAAGTTCACGGGACTTGGGGTCGGCTCTGCCGCCACGGACTCTGCGAACTTGTCGCAGGTGCAGTCTACGGTCACCAAACTGCTTACGAGCGTCTCTGGGACGGATACCATCACGGCTGTGGGTGCGCCTGTGGTTGCCGCCTACGCTGCCGGACAGATGTTCTACTTCGTCGCCACGGGAGATAACACGGGCGCGGTGACGCTTAACATCGACTCGCTTGGTGCAAAGGCTGTGACCCGTGACGGGTCTGTGGCCCTTGCTGCGGGTGACATCAAGAGCGGTGAGGTGGTGGTAGTCGTCTATGACGGCACGCGCTTCCAAGTCGTCTCGCAGTTAAACAGCGCGGGTGATGCGCGGTTTGCCAATGTGTCAATTGCATCGTCGTTGTATGTCGGCGGTGTTTCGACCTTTGTCGGCAACGCTGGCTTTAGTGCCAATGTCTCCATCGCCTCTGCGCTGTCTGTAGGCGGTGTGGCGGCTATCACGGGCGCAACCACAATAGGCGGCAACCTCACGCTCAACGGCGGCACCGCCAACGGCGTGTTGTTCTTGAACGGCAGCAAGGTGGCGACGAGTGGGACGGCGCTGGTGTTTGATGGGACAAACCTCGGCATCGGGGCGACAAGCCCCGTGGCAATTGGCGGCTACACAATTGCAACCATTAACAACGCATCTTCTGGGTCTGGCCTTTATCTTCAGCAAGCAGGAGCCACGAAAGGCCGTGTAATCACCACCGCGAACGAACTGACGGTTGACACCACGGCAGCAATACCACTTGTATTCGGCACCAACAACACCGAACGCGCCAGAATCGACTCCTCCGGCAACCTCGGCATCGGGACGACGAGTCCAACGGTGGCGCTTGATGTCTTTAGAACTGCTTATCCAGAAGTCCGCACTAGAAGCGCCTCTTACACAAACACTTTTGGTATTGATACTGTGGGGGGTTTTGGCGTCTTGGGTTCAGTTACGAACAACGCTTTTAGTTTTGTCACCAACAACACCGAACGCGCCCGCATCACGAGCGGGGGGGATTTGCTGGTTGGTACGACAAGCACGTCAGCCAGTTCTGGTGAAGGGTTTAAAGTTTTTGCAAATATAGGAATTTCTGGACATTTTGACCCTGCTGTTGTCACCGCAGCAAATAACGCGTCTTACTCATGCTGGGATATTTACTCAACTGCAACAAGTTCGTATCGCTTTTATGTGACTACAACTGGCGTCATCAATGCCGTCAACACAACCATCAGCGCCATTTCTGACCAGCGGTATAAAGAAAACATTTGTGACTTGGATGTGGGCCTTGATGCTGTTCTTGCATTGAAGCCGCGCAAGTTTGACTGGAAGACTGGCAAAGGCAAAGACATCAAGAATGACCGTGGCTTTATCGCTCAAGAGTTTGAGCAGGTATTCCCTGACCTTGTTGACGAATGGAAAGACCCTGCGCCAGAAGGTGAGGAGCCGTACAAGTCTGTGCGGCAAGACTTGATTCCCGTACTGGTTAAAGCCATTCAAGAACTTACTGCGCGTGTTGCACAACTGGAGACTAAATAAATGACCACTATCACTTGGAACATCTCTGTCCTCGACTGCCTCCCGCAGTCTGCTGAAGGCGCTGACTATGTTGTTACCGCCCATTGGCAATGCACGGGCGTGGATGGCGCTTACACGGGGCAGGTCTACTCGACCACCTCGTTTGCCGTCGTTCAGGGCGAGGCTTTTACCCCGTATGCCTCGCTTACGCTCGACCAAGTGCTCGGCTGGGTCTGGGCCAACGGCGTGGACAAAAACGCTACAGAGGCTGCGGTGGAGGGCCAGATTGAGGCCCAGAAGAACCCGCCCATCGTCTCGCCGCCGCTGCCGTGGGTGGCGCCGTGATTAACCTCACGCTGACCACGGAAGAGGTCAACGCCATCCTGCAAGTGCTTGGGCAGTTGCCGACGAGCAGCGGTGCGTGGCCCCTTGTCGTCAAAATCAAGGAGCAGGCAGAGCCGCAGGTCGTGAAGGACGGGGAGCCGTGACCACAGTACAAGACCTTGAGGTGACTGTGACCTCTCACATTGATGTCTGCGCGGTGCGCTACGAAGCCATCCATGCGCGGCTAAAGCGTCTGGAAAGCCTGCTTATGCAGGTTGGCGGGGCAATTATCGTCATCCTGCTGACCGCGTTTGGCACGGTGACGATGATGTGGCTGGAGTCCATTAAGTGATACCTGCCGCAATCCAAGCCATCCTAACGCCGCTTCTGGGCAACGGACTTAACCTTGTTGCCAACGCTGTGCTGGCAAAGGGCAAGGACTTCGTAGAGAAGAAATTGGGCGTGGAACTTAAGCCCGATATGTCCAGCGAGGACTTGGCGCGGGTGCAGATTGCCCAGATGGAGCATGAGGAAGAACTGCTCAAGTTGCGTCTGGAAGAGGACAAACTTGACCTCGCTGAACTTGAGATGCTCTTGAAGGATACCAACGATGCGCGGGTGCGCGAGACGCAGATTGTCACATCCGACAAGGCACCGCTGCTAAACAAACTCATCACGCCGATTCTGGCGCTTGGTTTGCTTGGCATCACCTTCACGCTCTTCGGCATTGTGCTGTTCCAAGCAAGTCCGATTGACCCCAGCCGCAAAGACATCCTCATCTACATCTTGGGTGTGCTGTCTGCGGTCGCTACGCAGGTCGTCTCGTACTACTTCGGTAGCAGCGTCGGTAGTAAGGAAAAGACCGATGCTATGAAAGAGGCCATGAAATGAGCCTCGTAAAAGAACAGGCGGCGTTCCTGCTGGATGTCGCCAAACTCATCAACAAGGCGACTGAACTGGGCTTTGTCGTCACGGGCGGTGAACTTGCCCGTACCCCGGAACAGCAGGCCATCTATGTCAAGACTGGGCGCAGCAAGACGATGAACAGCATCCACCTCAAGCGGTGTGCCATCGACCTTAACTTCTTCAAGGACGGCAAACTGACCTACGACATCCCTGCTCTTACGCCGGTTGGTGAGTATTGGCAGAGCCTCAACCCCAAGAACCAATGGGGCGGGTTCTGGAAGTCGTTCAAGGATGTTCCTCATTTTGAAAGAAAAGTCTGATATAACCCAGTCATGCAAACTGGAATTCCATCAACATTTTCGTTGTTGGGGCATCAAATTGATGTTGTTGTTATTTCGGCAAAAGATTGGAAGCGTTCAGATTGCGTAGGAATATGGTTGCCGCAACTATTAAGAATAGAAATAAAAAACACTTCTCGGGTTACTGCGCTTCAACAGGTTTTTTGCCACGAATGGGTACACGCGATGCTTGACATGATGTCACATCCTCTTTCTACGGACGAACAGTTTGTTGACCAATTAGGCCATCTCCTTCAACAATCTCTCACTACATTTGAAATGAAAAATGTCCGTAAGAAAAGCAACAGACGAACAAATAATTGCGGCTTTAAAAAGCAGTAACGGCAGTCGCTCCAAAGCGGCTGTTCAGTTGGGTTTGTGCCTTCGTGCGCTTGCAAGCCGTTTAGTTTCAATGCGTAAAAAAGGCATTGAAATTCCCGAAGTTAATTATTTAAGATTTGTCGATAAAGAAGAATATTCGTTTACTCCGCTTCCCGAAAGTGATGTTCCGATTGAAGAATTGATTGCACATCGCAAGCGTCAATTTGTTCACAAGCGCGACCACGAAGAAGCCTCCAAACTTATCCCCATCCGCATTAAGATTCCCGGCGCTGTAGGGCTGCTGTTTTTTGGCGACCCTCATGTTGATGACGACGGCACCGACATAGAAGCGTTGGAACGCCATACGGCGCTCGTAAAGGCTACTGAAGGGCTTTTTGCAGTCAATGTCGGGGATACCACTAACAACTGGGTAGGGCGTTTAGCGAGGCTATACGGCGACCAAAGCACCTCTGCGGCGCAGGCATGGCGGTTGGCAGAGTGGTTCATGGGGCAATGTGATTGGTTGTGGTTGTTAGCCGGAAATCACGACCTATGGAGCGGAGCGGGTGACCCGATGCGTTGGATTGCTCGTCAGCAATCAGCCCTTTATAAATCATCAGAGGCTAGAATTAATTTAAAGTTTCCAAACGGCGCTGAAGTGCGAATCAACAGCCGTCACGACCACGCAGGGTCATCCATTTGGAACCCCGCGCATGGTTCGATGAAAGCCGCCATCATGGGAACCCGCGACCATATTTATGTTGCGGGTCACAAGCATGAGTCGGCCTACAGCGTACTTAAAGACCCCATTACTGACATCACTATGCACGCGCTAAAAGTTGCGTCATACAAAGTTTACGACCGATACGCGAAAGAAAGAGGCTTTCGGGACAACGCCCTTTCGCCCTGTGCGTTGGTGACCATCAACCCAAGTTTGCCGTCTCACCACGCGGATATGATTAAGGTTTTCTGGGAACCGGAACATGGAGCGGACTACCTCAAGTTTCTCCGACGAAAGACCTGAAGTTTGCAAAAACTGTGTGTTTTGTTGCCCGTGGAACGGCGAGGGATGGGGCTGCGGTCATGCTACGGTAAACGGGTTGCTTGATAACATTTGCCGCTGCGACGGCAAACATTTCGTGCAATTTAAACCGTTCAAAATGGAGAGGGTGGAATCGAACCACCGTTAACGGAGTCAAAGTCCGTTGTCCTACCGCTAGACGACTCTCCAGCCGTTTACCAAGTATCGCGCCAGCCTCGGCTGCACGCCCAGTTGGGCTTTGGGACGCGGCTCCATTCATAGTGCCTGCGTGCCTTTAGGTTGCGGAACCAGTTGACGAACCATCTGACCATAGTGCCTCCACGCTGTAGGATTGTGACGGGGACTTCCAATCTCGCGGCGGGTCGCCCGACAAATGGCTCGGGTCAACCCAATGCAATTTGTTGTTGGGGTAGGCGATAAGCGGCCCAGCCTCCAGCCGGACAATGTGATGGTCTTTGCTCTGGTCGCTGACCTCCGACCATCCCCCGTTGTGCCAGAAGATGCTGAACAGGTAGACCCCCGGCCTCCACACTCCGTCCCTGCCACGGGCGCGGACACGGTGACCCCGCAAGAATTCCATTTCCCTGACCTCGGCGTGGCGGCTAAAGGAGTCCCACCAGCAGACGAGTTCTAAAGCCATTGGGGGGCATGGGCGGCTGACAAGGGCATGGATAGGCACCCTCGCCCATTGCGCCCCACAGGCCGCCATAACGCTAAACATGGGTACCCGTGCAGGTTCAGCCCGGAACCCGAAGATGGTGCAGGGGGTAAACTCCCCGCTGCCCGTCTGGTGGTCATACAGGAATTCGTTGCGGATGTAAGCCGGGACATACGGCGTATCGACCATAAAGGTCATATCAACCCCTCCCGGTTAAGTTGTGCGATTGTCCTAGCCATTCCTTCCAGATGCAGCAGGCGCACATAGTCCCGGTCGAGGTCGGTATGCGCTCGACGGTCGATGGCATCGTGGCACGCGCTACAGGCCCATGCTCCAAGGATGTCGGGCGATTTCATGCCTATGCCGGAGACTCCGGCAAGCCTGTAGTGGGCCAGCACAACCGTTTCAGAATTGTGGTTGCACACTTCTGGGATACGCACCATGCAGCCGCGTCCTCGGGCTTTTTTACGCAGTTTCATACGACGGCTCCGGTATCACGATGCCCATATCAAGGCACTTTGTTTCAAGAAACAGCAAGTAATCGCTGAACTCTTGTTTGTCGAGCGCAGAGGAACGCTTGAGCGGTCGCAGGCGCTTCCTGCCAAACCCTTCCAATGTCTCCCATCCAAAACACTCGCCCAGAAAGTAATCGTGCAGGTCATCGCGTGTCCATCCGCGCAACGCCTCGCCACCGCCCTCTAAAATGCAGGGATAACAAACACCCCACAGGAATTTGTTTTGTTGGTTGGTGCGCGGCTTCTTCCACTCCGTAACCTCGACCGCCCATGTTTTTAGCGGGTCAAGGTTAGACACCATTCGCGTTACGACAGATGCCATAGCGTCGGGTCTGGTGCCTCGCGGGAAGATGCGTTTCATCGCTCGGATGCCCTCACCCGTCCAGCCCATTGCTTCCATTCGTGGGCGTATTCGACATTCTGGTATTCATCGAACCACGGGCCACCCTCGGTGAAATGCACGCAAGTCGGGTCAGAAACCTGCGCCCGTGTGTGCCAGCCCTCCAAGTAATTGAAGGTCGGCGGCAACGCACCGATGTTTCGGTCGTTTACCCACATGAACCGATGCAGGTACATCCCGGTTTCGCTGTTCACGATTTCGGGTGTCAGCCCACCCATTGACGGATGGCTGCAATTGAACCACATAAACGACGACCAGTTTTTGCGCGGGTATTGGCGCTGTACCTGCCCGTCCATCTTTGTCAGAGATGTGGGCTTGTAGTCGTGCTGCACACACCACACGGCAACATCAGGATTGTTGAAGTCGAGCAACGGCTTCAGACTGTGCCGTACCAGAAAGTCACAGTCCATGAACAAGGCATTGCCTCTGAAGTTGCAGAGCGCAGGCACAAGGAACCGGCTGAAACTAAACTCCGTAGATGAGAACGGGTCTGGTTCGCGCCAGTACATCCCCATTTCCCGCAGGTCATCTAGTCGAAGCGCGACAACCTCTGCCTCCATGTGTTCCAGAATGGACGCACGGGCCACCTCGTAGGCGATGTCCTCGCGGCTATCGTATCCGATAAAGATTTTCAAAACGGCAAATCCTCATCGTCGTTGAACTTCTCGGGGTTCTGTTCTTCCATCGTTTTAGGACGCGCAGCCTGCTTCGGCTCGAACTTGAGGGACATGAAGGCATCGCCGGTCTTACTGCTGCGCTTAATCCACGCGCTGATGTTTAGGTCAATGTTGTCGATGACGGCAGAGCCACGGTAGTTAGGCGCTTTTTCGTTTCCCTTCTGGTCGTTCTTGAACAAAACGCCACGGTTGTTGTTGTCGTACTGCTTATTCACAGGGTCACCTTTTCTAGTTTGTTAAGTTTGTCGTCCAACTCTTGCAGGAAAGTAGTTACCTCCTGTTCAAGCATCTTGATGTAGTCGTCATCACGCGGAACGCGCACGACTAACAGTTGCAGCCGTTCGGGCAGGCGCGGGTCGTAGGACACGAAATCGCACCACGGCTTACCGGCACACGCCATCTGCCATTGCATCTGCGTGAAGTATTTAAGGGGGGGAAATTCTGCCAACACATACTCAAGGTGAGTAGCGGTGTTAGGGCATTTGACCTCAATCAAACCTTCCTCGGCAAAACCGTCTGGGGAGGCACCAGACATTGCAACAGTCGGATGGTCTATAAAGCCGACATCCTCAACCAGTATCCCGGTCTTTGCGGCGTAGGCGGCTTTGGCGTTCGGCTCCTGCTCCGTCCCCCATTCCATCGCTGCATTGCTGAACGAAGATGCCTTCTGACCCGTCAGCCGCTCAACCACAAGGTCAGCCATATAGTTAGCGCGACCTGCGCCATAGCCGGTCTTGGTCTTGGCAATGACATCCGCAACGCGGGAGGCTGTGACCTTGCCAAGCCGTGCCGCAAACCAGTCGTCTGTACGCTGTTCCATTAGGCTAGTTCCTTCTTGCGTGCGCTGAACGCATCCATGTGCGTTGCGCGGATGGCGGGGTCAAGCGACTTGAAGAGGACAACGAGCGCAGCAGCATCAGCCGCCGACGCAATCTGCGCCAACACCTCGGGGCTAGGTTCGGCCTTTTCCGACTCTGGCAAGTCCTCACCCGCGTAGATGTAAAGCCCAAGCCCGTGCATGGCGATGGCTTTAGCAAGACAACGCATCGTCGCGGTGTTCACGGCAAACGCATCGGGGTCAACGATGGCGCGGTTGCGGTTGTCCATGACGGGCAAAATGCAGGTCTTAATGTTGCCCTTGATTTCAACGCTAACCTTGACCATTGCCGTGCCGTTTCGCAGGTACATCACGGGGCTATCGTTCCACTCATGCGCCGTCCATTGTGCGCCGGAGTCAACCTTCAACACTTCAGCCCACGCCCATGCCCATGACAGGTAAGACAGGTTGCCCTTTTTCTCAAGGTGTTCGTTGACATTGATTTTCAGAAGTTCCGACATTTCTTGCTCTCCTCAATCATTCGTTTAAGTTCGCGCCGCAGTTCGTTGTGGCGGTCGATATCGGCTTGCGTCCAAGTAAAGATGACCGGCTCGGTGTAGTACCGGCGTTCCTCGCATTCGCGTTGCTGTTGCCAGTCGTCCATCAGAAAGTCCTCACGGCAAGCCACGCAAGGGCAAGAAACATGGCAAACGAGAACAGGTACAGGCCAACGGTTTTCATACTGTTGCCCTCGCCATCTGTAGGGCTTGGAACATCAGCCGTTGGTTGGTTCGAGCGCAAATAACAAACGCTGCACGGATGTCTGCGTGCGCTCTTGCGTGCTTCATCGCAAGGTCACGGGCTGCTCTGGATTCACCTGCTGCGATTGCCCATCTAATTGAGGGCGGCAGGTGTTGGGGGATGGGTCGCATATCTGTTGCTCCGGTTACCGGTCGTTTGTGACCGTGGAGCCATGATGCGCTTGCTGTTAACCGATGTCAACATCCTCTTGCATTTATTTTTACCATCGTTAACTTACCGCTTCATGGACATCCAAGCCGCCCTAGCCGTTGCCGGTAGCAAAGCCGCCCTTGCCCGTAAACTGGGAGTCAGCCGCCCTGCCGTCAGCAGGTGGGTCAAGGCAGGGAAACTGCCTGCAATGCGGGTCTGGCAATGGAAGGCTCTAGAAGCCGTCACCCCGCCGATTACAGCCAATTCTACGCCTACCCCCGGCTGACCCCTACCCCTGCTGTAAAGCCGCCAGAATCTTTCTGGCGCGGGTTCCTGTGCGATTGGACGCTACAGGACTTCTCTGGACGCCAACCCTTAAACGACAAACCC